ATCGCGCATTAAATCCTGCTGATTGCAGGGTCATTTGAGGTTCCATGGGGGTTCCATATGGGTTCCGCGCGGTCACCCCGAGGATGCCTGCCGGTAAAATGAGGATGCTGCGATGAGGGGGAGAAAGGCGATGCCGGCGCATTTGAAGATGTTGCGCGGCAACCCTGGCCAGCGCGTCATTCATCCCGAGTTAGATCCCGCCAAGGCGCCCGGCATTCCTGATCCGCCATCGTTCCTGACCGCCGAGGCCAAGGGCGAGTGGCGCCGCATTGGCGCAGAGGCTTATCGCCTGGGGCTGCTGTCGATCGTCGACGAGCGGGCGTTTGCGAACTACTGCCAGGCGTTTGGGCGTTGGCTGGCGGCAGAAAAGTTGATTGCCAGGATGGCGAAGGACGATCCGGTCAACCATGGCCTGCTGGTCAAGTCTTCTTCCACCGGCAACATGATCAAAAACCCATTGCTCACGATCGCCAGCGTGGCCAGTAGCGAGATGATGAAACATGCCTGTGAGTTTGGATTTACCCCCGCCAGCCGCGCCCGCATCGCCGCCGGAGTCGCCGCCGGCAATGCCCGGTCGAAGTTCGCCGGCCTCGTTGGCGGTGAGGACACCGGACGGAAAGCGGCGGGCCGCCAAGGTCATCAAGTTCATCGAGTGTCTGACGGTGCCGAGTGGGAAGGGCCAGGGCAAGCGGTTCAAGCTGGCGCCATTTCAGAAAAACTGGATTCGTGACATCTACGAGCCGCACCGCAATGGGCGGCGCGTGGTGCGGCGGGCCATCCTGTCGATCGGCCGCAAGAACGGTAAGACCGCGCTGATCGCGGCGCTCGCGCTGGCTCATCTGATCGGGCCGGAAGCGATCCCGAACGGCGAGATCTACAGCGCGGCGAACGACCGCGACCAGGCGGCGATCGTGTTCAAGTTCGCCCGCCAGATCGTCGAACTGGAGCCCGAGCTGATGGCGATGGTCGAGGTGGTGCCGTCGACTAAGACCATGGTGGCGCGGCCGACCGGCTCGATCTACCGGGCCATTTCGGCCGAGGCCGGCACCAAGCACGGCTACCTGCCGAGCTTGGTGATCTACGACGAGTTGGCGCAGGCGAAAAGCCGCGATCTCTATGACGTGCTCGATACCTCATTCGGCGGGCGCGACGAGCCGTTGTTTGTAACGATCAGCACCCAGTCGAACGATCCCGAGCACATTCTTTCGAAACTGATCGACGACGGGCTGGCCAAGACCGATCCGGCGATCGTCTGTCACTTGTACGCCGCCGACGAGGACTGCGCGCTCGACGACGAGAGCCAGTGGTCGAAAGCCAACCCGGCACTAAGCATCTTCCGCGACCGCGAGGATCTTGCCACCGCCGTCTACAAGGCGCTGCGCATGCCGGCGGAAGAGCCGAAGGTGCGCAACCTGTTCCTGAACCAGCGGGTGTCGCCGAACGCCTCGCTGATCGCACGCGCCGAGTGGTTCGCCTGCGCCGGGCCGGCCGAGTTCGTCGACGGCGAGGAAGTCTACCTCGGCGTCGACCTGTCGAGCGTCTGGGATCTGACCGCGCTGGTGATGGGCTCGGTCGACGAGCCGATGCGGGTGCAGTCGCTGTTCTGGAAGCCGGCCGATCTGTTGCGCGACCATAGCAACCGCGACTTCGGCGCCGGCAATTTGCGCTATGTGGAATGGCACGAGGCGGGTCATCTCAAGACCTCGCCCGGCAAGAGCATCGATCCGTCGGTGGTGGCGCTCTACATTGCCGAACTGACGCAGCGTTATCGCATTCGCGGCCTGGCCTACGATCGCTGGCGCATCAACGAACTGATGCGCGAGTTCGATCGGCTCGGGCTGCAGACCTACAAGGACGGCGAGAAGGGCGACGGCCTGCGGCTGGTACCGTGGGGCCAGGGCTTTAAAGATATGGCGCCGGCCATCGACGCGCTCGAGCTGGCCATCACCGAGCGCTCGCTCGTCCACAATAACAATCCGTTACTGAATTGGAACATGGGTAACGCGATCGCCACCACCGATCCGGCCGGCAACCGTAAGCTCGACAAGGGCAAGGCGCGCTTCCGTATCGACGGCGCGGTGGCGCTCGCCATGCTGCTCGGGCTGCGAGCGCGCGATGCCGCGGTCAAGCCGGTCGATATCGAAAGTCTTATTGGCTAGGGAGGAAACAGATGGCCCTCACGATCGTAGACGGCCCGACCATTGCCGCGGGCGAAAGCCTTTCCGACGGCGCCGACTGCTCGGCCGGCACCATCGTGCGCATCACCGTGCCGCAGGAATTCACCTCGGCCAACCTGACCTTCCAGGTGTCGAGCGACGGCAACCTCTACAACGACCTGCATCTGGCTGGCGGCGACATGGTCACGCTGACGGCAAAGGCCGATACCGGCATCGTGGTGGCGGAAGCCTGGACCAAATCCATCAACTTCATAAAGTTCAGGTCCGGCACCCGCAGCCATCCGGTCGCGCAAAAGGTGGACTGCAAGTTTGCCATCGCGGTCGAAACCGCCTGACCGATGGGCGACTGGCATCAGTTCTACTCGACCGCCTACTGGCTACGGCGGCGGCGGGCGCAATTGCGCGCGCATCCGCTCTGTAAGTTCTGCGCCGACCGCCACCTTGTCGTGCGCGCCACCATCGTCGACCACGTCGAGCCGCACCGCGGCAATTGGGACAAGTTCGTGCTCGGCAAGCTGCAGTCGCTCTGCGAGACCTGCCACAATTCCACGAAGAAGATGATGGAACGCGACCGCCCCGGCGTCGATGCCGACGGCTGGCCGCTCGACCGCCAAAACTGAATTCTTAAAACACCGCGAGGAGGATGCCATGCGCACACAACGGCGCCAGGGCTCGGACGTGGGCGGATTGGAAGAGGGTGATCTTTATCCGAACGACGGCGAGTCCTACGAGGCATTCATGGACCGCTGCGGCGATCAAGTTGGCGATCTCAACGTCTGTCAGTTGATCTGGGATGACGACGCCGCCGAGGACGACATGGCCATGTCCGGCACCACCGGCATCTGCCACAAGACCCACACCGGCCAGGTCAACGGCCGCGAGTTTGTGCTGTCGGATGAAACTCCCGACCGCCTGCAGGACATCATCCTGGCGGATGGCTGGGACATCGGCAACTTCCAGAAAAACCCGATCGCACTGTTCAACCATAACAGCAACGCGCCGATCGGCAAGTGGACCAATGTCCGCGTCGTCGACAAGCAGCTGCGCGGCCATCTCGAATTGGCGCCGGCCGGCACCAGCGAGCGCATCGACGAGATCCGCAAACTGATCGACGCCGGCATTCTGCGCGCGGTCAGCGTCGGCTTCCGCCCGAAGGGCTCCAAGCCGCGGCCGGAATCCGACGGCATGTACTTCACCAAGGCCGAATTGATCGAGACGAGCCTCGTCTCGGTGCCAGCCAACCCGAATGCGCTGGCGATCGCCAAGTCACTGCAGATTTCGCCCGCCACCATCGATGTCGTTTTCGCCGGGAAAGGCAAAGACAACGGCACTCGTCGGCGCGGGCTCACCGGCGGGCAAGCCAGGAATTCATCAGATACAGAGAAGGGTACGACGATGTCGTATGCTCAACGGATTACCGCTGCCGAGCAGCGGTTGAATGGACTGCGCGACCAGCTCAACGACCACTGGGCCAAGACCGACGACGCCAATGTCAGCGAAGAGCAACTCAGGCACGCTGACGAGTTGAAAGACCGGATTGCGTTGGAAGAACGCACGTTGGCCGGATTGCGCGACGCCGAGCGCCATCTCGCCGCCACCTCCGACGACAACAGCCACGCGCTGGTGGTCCGTGCGCCCACACCCGCAGTTCCCGCCCGGCAGATCTCGGCCACCCGGCCGTTCAGTGCCCCGCCGCGCAAGCAACTGAGCGCGATCGATCACCTGGTGCGGGCCGGCACCGTGCAGCTGCTCGCCCATCGCGACCGGGTTTCGTGCGCCGAGAAGATGCGCGAAATCTACGGTGACGACGAGGCCACCCGCGCCATGCTCGAATATTCGGCCCGCGCCGCTTCCACGATCGCCACCACGACGCAGACCGGCTGGGCCGCCGAGTTGGCGCAGACGCTGTTCACCGCCTTCATGGAAGTGCTCTATCCGAAAGCGGTGTTTCCGCGGCTCGCCGGCAAGGGCCTGTCGCTGAGTTTCGGCACCGCCGGCAAAATCTCGATCCCGACGCGGGCCACGACGCCGACCATCGCCGGCTCGTTCGTCGGTGAAGGCTTGCCGATCCCGGTTCGCCAGGGACTGTTCACCTCGCAGATCCTGACGCCGAAGAAAATGGCGGTGATCACCACCTGGACCAGGGAATTGTCGGAACATTCCGTACCGGCGATCGAGGGCTTGCTGCGCGATGGCGTGCAGGAAGACACCGCAATCTCGCTCGACTCGGTGCTGCTCGATGCCAACCCGGCCACCACGGTGCGCCCGGCCGGCATCCTCAACGGCGTGTCCGGACTGACACCGACCGCCGGTGGCGGTTTCGCGGCGTTGACCGGCGATATCAAGGCGATCTCTGGCGCGCTCCTGACCGGCACCAAGGGCAACGTGCGCAACCCAGTCTGGCTGATGAACCCGCAACAGATCAACAGTGCGCTCTATGTTGCGGCTCCCGGCGCCGGCGTGTTCCCGTATCGCAGCGAGATCCAGGCCGGACAGTTGGGCGGCTGGCCGGTCATTGACTCGGGCACGGTCCCGCTCGGCACCGTGATCGCCATCGATGCCGCCGACTTCGTGGCGGTAGGTGGCGATGCGCCGAGGTTTGAGATCAGCGATCAGGCGAGCTTACATATGGAAGACACCACACCGCTTGACATCGGCACGCCCGGTTCGCCCGCCACCGTGGCGGCGCCGGTCAAGTCGATGTGGCAGACCGATTCGCTCGCCCTTCGGTTAATCCTGCCGTGCAACTGGACCATCCGGCGCGCCGGTGTGGTGGCGTGGTCGGCTGGCGTGACCTGGTAAAGTTGCCATCTAGAAGTTTCATGTGAAACAGGAGGCCATCATGGCCGAACAAAACACCGAACATCAGGCACAGGAACGCGCCAAGGCGGCGGAAACCCACAAGGAAGCCACCAGGAAGCGGCTGGCCGAGGAGAAAGAGGCGCGCGAGAAAGCCCACGCCGAGCAGCGTGGCGTGGCCGGCGACGTGAAACCCACGCCGACCCAGGAAGAGAACGACCTCGCCGCTTCCGGCGTGCATGTCCTCGAGCACGAGCCGGATGGCTCACCGCCCGATCCGGGCATCACGCCGGTAGCAACCGACAAGCGGCAGATCGAGGGTAAGCCGGCCAGCCGCGGTGCCTATCAGACCCGCACGACCACGCATGACTGAGCCGGCCGCCAAGCCTCGCTATCGCGTCAAGGCCGGGGGCGTTCCGACGCTCGTGACCAAGGCCGAAGGCGAGGCCCATGCCGGGCCGTGGTTCCTGCCGGTCAGCGGTGGCTGGTTGCCGGCCGATGTCGGCGACAGCTGGAACTGGTGGCAGAACGGCTACAACGTCGTCGGCGCATCGTCGCAGTCAGCCATGGTCGAGGCTTGCGTCTCGGCCTATGCGCAGACCGTGGCGATGTGCCCCGGCGACCACTGGCGGATGAACGACAAAGGCGGCCGCGACCGCGTCAAGACCTCGGCACTGTCGCGGCTGCTGCGCCATCCCAACGACTACCAGTCGATCAGCGATTTCATGCTGAACGCCACCCGCGCGCTCTACCTGCACGGCAACGCCTATGCGCTCGGCTTGCGCAACTCGCGCTATGAGATCGACGAATTGCACCTGATGGACCCGTTGCTGTCCTATCCGCGGCTCGGCAACAACGGCGAGATTTTCTACCAGTTGTTCGGCAACCAGGTGATCGAGAAGCGGCTCGGCGGCGAGCCGCTGATCGTGCCGCAGCGCGACGTGCTGCACGTCCGGCTGCATACGGTGAAAAACCGCTGGCCGGTGCCGCTGATCGGCGAAAGCCCGATCCTCGCCGCCTATAGCGACATCGGCGTCAATGCCGCGATCGGCCAGCAGCAGTTGCGCTACTACCTCAACGAGGCGCGGCCGTCGGCGGTGCTGTCGACCGACCTCACCCTCGACAAGGACCAGGTGCAGGCGCTGCGCGACCGCTGGAACGAGCAGGCCAAGGGCCTGCACAAGGGCGGCACGCCGATCCTCACCGCCGGCCTGAAGGTGCAGCCGTGGGCGGAAAGCGGCAAGGATGCCGCCACTGCCGAGATGCTGAAACTGTCGAACGAGCATATTGCGCTCGCCTTC